CATTGGTAACAGCCGTAATACCCTTCTTCTCTGCTTCTGCTGCTTCCTCCTTACCTTTCTTTGTTGTACGGCTAGAGACAATCGTAAATTGATTTTCTAGGTCGTCAGGTTCAAGGATTGCTGCATGAGTCAAGCTTCCAAGAATTAACGCTGGAGTTGATTTCTTTTCAGGACGGTCAGGATTTAAAAAGCTATTCCAATAAGCTCTAGGGCCATGTTTGTCCATGACCTTGATCATTGATGATGAGACTGCAAAGTGCTTGTGGTATTCAGCATTTGAAATCTGTACGCTGCCTTTTGTCATTTTTTTTGTTTGCAAAGTGGACAAAGTTCTTCACCAGTTAATAAAACTTGATTGTGTTCAATTCGTGCTTCTTTTATCAAATGAAGAATCTTTTTAAAATTTTTTTGCTCAAAAGACACTCCTAAAGAGCGAGATAACCTTACATAATTATTACTTTTATACTTTTCTTTTGTTTTTACTTTTATGTAAGCTCTTTTATATTTATCCTTGGATAAAGTAATAAGGGAAGAATTGTTCTCTTTGCATAGTTCAACTAAGAGCTGCTCCCATTTTTCTCTGTGAAGTGTCATGCTGCCTCCTTATACAAAGAAGAACCTGGACCAAAGTTCTGCACAACCTTGGGCCAAGTTCGCATAATTAAAGCCTTGTCATCAGGCGTTGCAATCAAAGCTGCTTTAGCTATTTGTTTTAGAAACGGGCTGCTATCAGAACTTTCAATAACAGTATTAAAGGTGTTGAAAACTTCTTGCGAGGTCATTGGAAAAAATAGATACATTAGGTTTGGACGTTGGGCGGCTATCAGGGGTTGGTTGTCGCCTGACTCCTTATTTTTGTAGCTGCTCACACGCCGCTTGGATGCCAGCGTTGCAATCCGCTTGGGTCATCTTTGTTAATGCTCCACTGGTTGCGTTGAAATAAACGAGGCTGGCAATAATACCGAAAGTAAAAAGTTTCATGGGGCTGGTTGCTTACAATTTAATTATACATCTCTATACACCCCTGTCAACCTCTATACACCCCTGCCTATGTTTACGGGGCAGGAACCAGCATGTGCTGAGCGTGTTCGCTAGAACGTCCGTCCTCCCAACGAACTGTGCAATAAACACAAGGAGTACCTTTCTTGTTATGCAACACTCTCATTGATGACACCTTCCCGACGAGAGAGCTGATTTTGAGGAAGACTCCCGTATTTCGTTTTTTGTTTACCCTATCGTGGATCTGATAGCGAAATGTAGCGGCCATTGTTTTGTAGGTAAGAGAATAAAAAAGAGCCTTGCGGCTCCTGATGGTTTACTTGTCGGTTTCAATCAAGTGGTATGCGTGGGTGTCGTACTCCTTGAGTATCCCAGCTTTTGTAACTCCTGTAATCCCTAGTTCGCTTTTGATTCTGGCAGCTACTAGGTCAGGTCGTCCGATCCAAGTCCAAGCATCCCACTTTGTAATTGGTTTACCAGAAATAGAAATGCCTAGTTCACCTTTTCTTTCTGTGACAAGTGCGTGGCTGTATTCTCTAGCGGTTTGTCTTTTTAGAACTGTTCCGTCTGGAGTAGTGACAGTTACGAATCTTTTAGTCATTTGTAATCGGGGTTGCTTACTTCTCTATTATACACCTCAATACACCCCTGTCCACCCCTGTTACAAATTGGCAATAAAAAGCCCCTTGCGGGGCGGTGGTTAAAAAAGAATTGCCGTTATTAGTGAAACTCCAGCAACTACAAATAGAAAAGTAACTTCCTCTTCTAAATTTTTAACCCTGCGGCTCAATCCTTCGTTGGTTGATGTAAGAACTTGGTTCTTCTTATAAAGAACTGGTCTTGTTCCAGCGTTTGAAGGAATCTTGACGGCTGATGATGTCATATCAAAATGGGGTTGTTGACCTCCTTAATATATACATGGCTATACACCCCTGTACATCCCTCTTTACGAAATGAAGCAATTCCTTAATTGGCTTGGTTCTCCCTTTGTTTATCGCAGCCCTGTTGGCCTTCAAGGTTTCAGAGCTAATCTTATGCAACTCTCAAATAGACAGTTACAACCGTTAGCAGATACTCAAAGCCACGTGAAGAAAACCGTTCTAGTCGATAGAATAATTGCGAGCATGAAATAAGGGCAGCCGCTAGCCACCCTTACTTCTCTCTAGTACATGGGAGGGTGATGGGGACTTCTTCCTTTCCCATGTATCAAAATATTAACTTAATCAGGCGATCTGACAACTTCGACGGGAAAGCCTTTACTCCTCAAGTCTTTAATTCGATATTCCTGAATCTTACTTAAACGCCCTTTTAGTGCCTTCACCTCTACAAATCGCACTTCATTTGGTTTAAGCAATAGCAGATCAGGATAACCATTTTTATTTGTCTTAAGCAGCTTGATCACCTCGTAACCGTCTTTCTCGTATTTTTTCACCAGCTTCGCTTGATAATTCGCCTCGGACCTTGTTGTAATGACTGATCGTGAAATTTTCTTTCTTTCTGACTGTTCGATAAACTCGACTTTCAATTCCATTGGTCGCAAATATATATCTAATTCTAGGCGGTGTGTCACGCCCCAGGAAGCTCGCACGATCTCTTGCTTGGAGATAAGAGAGTGCTGCAAAGTCAACGCCCAGAAAAACAAGATACGTTGCACTACTTAAATTCACTCCTTCACGGCTGGCTCTTACCTGCCCAATAAAAACTGCATCCTTGTTTGCATTAAATTCTTCTGGACTATCGGTTGCATTAGGAAACGCTTCATAGAGCATTTTTCGTTCTGCTTCATAGCAGTACATAATTGCAAGCTTATGGTTCCCATACCGTTGCTTGATGTACTCAGCTTTTGACCGATCAAAAATAATTCCCTTACCGCTTTCTTCTGGAATAACCGTTCCACAGTAAATCTGCTTTAATTTGCTTAGTTTCTTTGCTCCCGTATCGGCAAGAATTGTTTGGCCTTCAATTTCAGCAAGACCGTCATCAATAATTTCCTGAGCTAATCGGTAAGTTGTTTCGTTCATCTCTACATATCGAACAGCTTCATCAATCTTCGTCTCAAATCCTGCATCTTCTTGAGTCATCCGCACAACATACGGATCAATATCCTTCAAAATTAATTCTTTATTAGCGTTGGAGTAATCGTTAACCGTTTGACCTGTTCCAACATATTTTTGACCAATATCCACATAACCTTTTTTAGCCCATTCGTAAAAGTTTTTATATTGTGCCCAAACTGGTCGGTGCAATGTCATCTGGTGGTATAGCTGTGAATAAGATTCTGGTGAGGCTGTTCCACTCATTAACAAGACTTTTTCATAGCTCATCTGTCTTAAGTTCTTCCATCTTCCACTCGGCTTTGGATACGCACCAATGGAATGTGCTTCATCAACAATCAATAACTGCCAGAACGTCCATGCAAACTTAGGCAGCCGTTCATAATTAATAACTAAAACTTTATCTTGCAGTCCTAAAGCTTTGGCATCTTTTTCAATGCTTGGGATTGCTTTTTTCTTTGTCACCAATAAACACCGTTGGATGCCTAACCGTTCGATCAAACTTAAAGCGGTCAATGTTTTGCCAGTCCTTACCTCACCCATGAGATAAGCAAACTGTTTTCGTGCGAGTAACCAATACAACTTATCGGCTGCCTCTTTTTGATACTCTCTTAATTCCATTTTTAAGCTTCCCACCTTGCACCTTTTACAAGGTCTTTTTCTTGAAGTGTTTGCATCATGCTTTTAGATAAATCTCTAATGTTTTTCAGAATGATGTAACTGTCATATTGATGAGGACATAAAGGATCGGAAGCTTCGCACATCAAGGCACAAAAATCAGCAATGACTTGTTTCCTTTGTAATTCCGTAAATCGAGTGTGCTTAATAGGTCGCTTTTTCATTTCGTGTTGACGGGGTTGGATTTAGTGGTATCTTACACATATCTACTACCAAAGCAACCCCAGTGGACTTAGACATCGAACTGAAGACAATCAACACTCAGCTAACAAAAGAACAAATTAAATGGTTAGACGAAAATAAACCGCCTGAACTTTCTAGAGCTGGTTTCATCAGAACAATCATTCGTCATGCGATGACTAAAAAGCAGCTTGACGCTTACGAATCTCAGCTAACTAGATAATCCAATGTCAATTAAAGATGAAATTCTTCGCTTGCCGAAGGAATGGCGGTTTGTCGCCGTTCAAAATAAAAGACCCTATCAAAATGATTGGCAGAAAAATCCTTTAACACGTTCACAACTATTTAAAGAAATTACAGCAGGTAGATCAACTGGTATTGGTGTTTGCTGTGGTACTCCTAGCGGCGGTCTTCTCTTCTTAGATCACGATGGTCAATCCGCTTCAGAAGTCCTCACCGAGTGGGGCTTTTCTATCGGCTCTTTACCTCCTTCTTGGATGGTCACTTCTGGCCGTGTTGGTCGTTTTCAACTCATCTACAAAATCCCAGAAAAATATTGGTCAAAAATTAAAACACGCAAATTTCAAACAGGCGTTAAAGATTCTGATGGCTCCGTTGAACAAATTGAACTCCGATGGGATGGAGCACAATCAATCGTTTCTGGTAAACATCCAACAACTGACGGATACCGTTGGATGGATGGACGCTCGCCTGATGATCTTGAAATAGCAGAAGCTCCTTTAGCCATTATCCAAAAGATGATGGAACCTAAGAAGAAAAACAAACCTGCACCTGTTGAAGTTTTTAACTCAGACATCGACAAAGCCCGTTCTCTTCTTCAATCAATTAATCCAAACCGAATAGATGATTACGACCAATGGTTAAAAATTGGAATGGCGGCTCACTCCGCAGGTGATTCACTTCTTGCAGATTGGGAAGATCTCTCAAGTAAGAACAGTAAATATAAACCAGGCGAATGTGCAAAAAAATGGGATTCTTTTAAACGCTCTGGCATCTCGCTCGGTACACTTCAAAAATTTGCTAAAGAAGATGGTTGGACTCCGCCTCCTCGCATTTTTCCTGATTCTGTTGTTCCTGCTCAAACAGAGCAAACAACTCCGATTCCTTCAAAACTTGAACAACTCACATCACAAGAATTAATCTCATTTCTACGAAAGTCAAAGCAAGAGATTCGCTTCAATACTTTTTCACATTCAATCGAAATGGATGGTGAAGTTATTAAAAACATCGAACTGTTTTATTTGACGCTTGCCGAACTTGGTTACAAAGTAGAAAAGCAAATGGCAATAGATTGCCTTCTAAAAGTTGCACATGAAAATCAATATGATCCTGTTCGCCTTTATTTAGATCACGTTTCTTCTGAAGTTGAACCTACTTACATCGACCGATTAGCAACAACATATCTCAGACCTCAAGACGCATCCATTGAAGAAACAACAATCTACGATGCAATGCTTAAGGTAACTCTGATAAACGCCGTAAGGAGAGTTTATCTTCCTGGCTGTAAACATGATTCTGCAACTGTTCTTCAGGGGAAGCAGGGGATAAAAAAATCTTCCTTTTGGCAAACGCTCTTCGGCCCCTTTTTCTCGGACGCTCTTGATGACATCTCTTCAAAAGATTCGATATTGACTTTGCATAGATCATGGGGAATGGAATGGGCCGAATTAGATTCGATCACATCTCGAAAACACGCTGGTCATATTAAATCTTTTTTATCTCGTGCTACCGATTTCTTACGGGTTCCTTACGGTAAGGCGGTAGAAGAATGGCCTCGTTCTGGCATTATCGTTGGTTCCTCTAATAAAGAATCAGGTCTGTTATTTGATGACACTGGTAACCGCCGTTTTCATGTTATTCCTTGCACCGCTACATCCATTGATCTTGATTCACTTCAATTAGAACGTGATGCAATATGGGCCGCAGCCGTTCAAGCTTGGAAAAATAAAGAGTCACATTTCCTAACTTTTGAACAGGAAAATCAGATCGAAAAAGAGAATTTAGGTTACATGGTTGACTCGCCTTGGCTAACTGTTATCAACCAATGGTTGAATAATCCTGTTAACGAAAGCACCGATATAACCATTGAAAAACTACTTACCGAAGCAATCGAAAAACCAGTGGAACGTCAAACAAAATCCGACACCATGACCGTCTCATCTATTCTCAAAAGTTTGAAGTATGAGAGAAAGAAAAAAAGAGTTGAGGGAACACCCAAGTGGGTTTGGAACTTGCAAAAGTTGTAAGTTCCCTCCTGTTCCCTCCTCTGTTCCTACGGGTGGGAACGCTCAAAAATCCCTAGCCGTCTACCTTCTTACTATATGTTCCCTATGTTCCTATGTTTTTATATATAAATATAGAGATAGGTATATAGGGGGTATATATATAGCTCAGGTAAGTTTGTAAGGAAGGTGGTACACAGTAGGAACGTGGGAACACTATTTAATCTCATTTCTGTCTCATGCACGTCTCAAAAAAGAATCAACCCGTTGTTGATCGCCTCATTCTTCTCCTCGCTCAATCTGAATATGTTGCGGATGCAATCTTGGATAATGCACTTGATGATGGTGAACGAGTAGACCCTGATGTTGTTGCTGGTTTAACTCAATATTTAGTACGAATTGCAGATATACTCAGCACAGCAGAAGAAGCTGATTTAAAACCGATAACCGAGGAATAAGCTATATTTTGCTTATGGCTAAAAAAGCAACAGACAGAGAAATTGATTGCAGGGTTAATTCTGTCTACAATTTATTAATTAATGGCCACAGTAAAACTCAAGTCGTTCAGTACTGTGCGGAGAATTATAATGTCAAATTACGCATGGCAGAAAACTATATTGCCCGTGCTCGTAAACTTCAACAATTAGACGCTGAATTGGAGCGTCCACAGTGGCTCTTATCCGCTTTATCCCGTCTGCAAAATTACGAATCGCAATCTGCAAAACGTGGTAATCATCAAGCTGCTTTAAAAGCTGTTGAACTTCAAGCTCGTCTCTTACGGTTTGATTTGAATTGACTTCATTAATTGCTGGAATATGTGATAACGAACCGTTAATGGCTTTTGCTGAAAAAGCTGCTTTTAATACTCCTCCTTCAAGCAAAGAAGTTATTTCAAAAATTTATGAGGGTTTATTGCCTCATCAAAAACAATTTTGCGATGATACTCAACATCGAAAATTAGCTTTAGTTTGTGGATTTGGAGCTGGTAAAACTCACGCTTTAGTTTCTAAAGCTTGCATCTTGGCAGCAAAAAATATTGGTTTTGTTAGTGCTGTCTTTGAACCAACTTCTCCAATGCTCAGAGATATTTTGATTCGTTCTTTTAATGAGCTTCTAGAACAGTGGGAAATACCTTATGAGTTTCGAGTGTCGCCTTTGCCTGAATACAAATTACTTTTTGAAGAAGGAAATCATACGATTTTGCTTAGAACAATTTTGACTTATCAGCGTTTAAGAGGTCAGAACTTATGTGCTGTTGGCTTTGATGAAGCAGATACCGTTGGACAGTATGACGCAGAGCAAGCACAAACAATGGCACTTGCCAGATTGAGGTCAGGCAATGTTCAGCAG